CAAGCCGTCATGCTGATACACCAAGAATGGATACACCTCATTCAAGACGTAGAGTAACTCTAGGTGATTATGAATGGGCAGATATGGTAGATAGTGAAGATAAGATTAGAATGTTGATTAGTCCTGAGTCTGAATATGCTATGGCAGCAATGTGGGCAATGGGTAGAGCAATGGATGATGAAGTAATCGCCGGTGCTTTAGGAACATCATATGCAGGTGAAGAAGGAGCAACTTCGGTAGTTCTTCCTAATACACAAAAAGTAGCTGCTCATGATGGTAGTACAACTACAGGTGTAAACCTTAACGTACAAACTTTAAGAAAAGTTAAAGAAAAATTTGATGCAAATGATGTAGATGAAAGCATCCCTAAGCATCTTTCTTTTACTTCTTCTCAGCTTCAATCTCTGTTAGCAGAGGAAGAAGTAACAAGTTCTGACTACGCTGCAATCAAAGCGTTAGTTATGGGTGAAGTAAATACTTTTATGGGCTTTAAATTCACAAGAACTGAAAGATTACCAAGAAGTGCAAGCAATGTTACTTATACAGTAACAGACGGTACAGTCGGAGCTGGAACAGGAACAATTGCTGCTGCTAGTTCAAGACGTTGTATTGCTTGGGCACAAGATGGTGTTCTTCTTTCAATGGGGGCCGATGTTACAGCTAAGATCGGTGAGCGAGCTGATAAATCTTATGCAACACAAGTTTATGCTAAGATGACAATCGGTGCGACAAGAATGGAAGAAGTAAAAGTTGTTGAAGTAATTTGTTCTGAATAATAGGGGGATATAATGGATTTATATACAGCAGAATATCAAGATGCACATGTATCTGAGCCTTCAGTGAAAATTGAAGTAGGGAAGAATCATGGTAGAGTAAGACGAGCTTACGCATCAATCACGCTTGCTGCAGAGTTAGCGGTTGATGATGTAATTAAATTTTGTAAACTTCCAGCAGGAGCTTATTTAGTAGATGCTAGATTAATTGCTCCACATGATGGTACAAGTGGTATCGTTAATGTTGGTTGGGAAGCAAACGGAGTAGATGCAGCAGATGAAGACGGAATCTTCATCGGAGCTTCTGAGGGTGACCTTGGAGCGGCAGCTCTTGACGCTAAACTTTTAGGGACTGCCCCAGGGTATAACAAGAAGTTTGGAGCAGAGACTATCATTTCTGCAAAATGTACAGAAGTAACAGCAGCTTCTACTGGTGATAAAATCCAGTTAGAACTCTTCTACGTTCTTGACTAATATGTTGGGGGTGTAAAAACCCCCTTCTTTTATAGAGGTAAGTATGGCCGTAAATAATATAGAGATATGTAATGCTGCCTTATCTCGCTTAGGCGCACCTTTTATCTCGTCTTTATCAGACACAGACAAGAGATCAAAATTATGTAACCTTATGTACGATAGGGTTAGAAAAAAGCTATTAAGAGCACATCCATGGAATTTTGCAATCAAAAGAGTCGAGCTTATCAACAATGGGATAGAGCCAGCTTTTGGTTATTCTAATGAATTTATGCTTCCTTCGGATTACCTTAGGGCACTGGGATTAGAGCATTCTGATGACGAATACAAGGTTGAGGGTAGTTTTCTTATCACAAATGAAACTGAAGCGAAATTATTATACATTGCAAATATAGAAGATACTACAAAGTTTGACGTTATGTTTGATGAGCTTTTCGCCTTGACGCTTGCGTTTGAGTTATCATATTCTTTAGTGCAATCAGTTTCATTAAAACAAGGGATTGCTTCTGAACTTGCAGTCATATTGAGAGACACTAGATCAATAGACGCTCAAGAAGGGACTCCTGACGATTTCGAGTTTGATGAATGGCTAACAGCTAGGATTTAAAATGAGCAAATATATACATACTCAAAATAACTTCTTAAACGGTGAGATTTCACCAAAATTACAGGGTAGAATTGATACAGATGAATATAAAGGCTCAGTTCTTTCTATGGAAAACTTCATACCAAAACCTGGTGGTGGAGCTTTTAAAAGACCTGGAACAAAATATTTAAAGAGTTTATCTCCTTTGGATGGAGCAGGTTTATATCCTTTCATTTATTCGAAAACAGAAGCGTATGTAATTGCACTTAGACCTAATGGGATGGATCCTTTTTTATCTGATTTATTCATAGATATTACAAGAAGTGAATCTCCTAGTACTGTTACAGTTAGTTTAGGTTATGGTGGTGGGCACAGAATACACACTAATAGTAAAATTGATCCAAAAGGGTACCACTATACTCAAATTGGGGATATCTTATTTTTCACACATAATTCAGGGACGGTAGAACCTTTTGTCATTTGGAGAACAGGGGAGAATACTTTTAAATATGGTGTTTTTAGAGATGCAGCAGTAGCTCTTGAATTTTGTAATAGTAAATGTCTAGCTATTCCTTATCTTGATCCAAATATAAACCCTAATATAAAGTTAAGACCTATAGCAACACATGGGTCATTGGTTTATGCTGAAACTTCTACAGGTGGATCAGTAGATTTTTGGAGCCCTTTGCACATTGGGACGTATTTTAAAATCACTCACGGTGCAACAGAAGGTGTTTTTCGGGTAAACTCTGTATCATCAGGTAAGGTAGTAGGTGGGAGCGATTTTGATTTAGTCAATAATACGCTAACAGAGGTAGGACATGGGTACTTAACAGGAGATACGATAACAACATATACAAGTACAGTAGCGGAGCCACTATGTAACCATGTCGTATACTATGTTATAAAAGTTACTGATGATATATTTAAACTTGCATATACGCAAGCTGAGGCGGCCAGCGATATTGAGATTGATCTTTTATCGTCTAGTAGCTATATGGATATTTATCCAGAAGGGTTTAAAAAAGAATATGCTTCTTGTGGGGTAGGTGTTTCAGGAGATTCTGGTATTACACTAGGTGGGACAACAGCAACAGATGATTGGGCAGAAGGAGCATGGAGTGCTTACCGAGGTTTCCCTAAGACAATTACAAGTTTTGAGCAAAGACTTATTATGGGTGGCCCATCAGATAAAGTGTTTTGTAGTCATACAGCAAATTATTTTTTATTAATGCAAGATGTATTATTACAAGATGCTAGTACAAATGTTTCAGGGCTTAATTATTATGGGGATAAGTTATCTAATCACCCATTTTATTTTAGACCATCATCAACACAAGTTAATAATATAGTATGGATTACATCAGCACAGACATTACATTTAGGTACACTTGGTTCAGAGTATACGATATCAGGTGGAGATGTTGCTCTAGATTATGCAAACATACAGATTAAAGAGCAGACTACCACTGGTGGCTCTGATGTGATGGCACAGAGAGCAGGATATGCTTCTATGTATATTGCTAGGGATGGTAAGAGCGTTAGAGAGTTTGTTTTCAATGATCGAAATGGATCTTTTGTATCGAACAATTTAAACAGGTTGAATCCAGATATAATCCACCATAACTATGAATATTCTGAGGGTGTGTACAAATATACAGACCAAATAAAAGCTCTGACATACCAGCAATCAAGAGAAACATTTTGGATGGTGACAGATAGACTAGAGTTAATAGGACTTACCTATACCAAAGAGACAAAATCTCTTGCATGGCATAGGCACACAATAGCAGGGACAAATGTACAGATACATGGTGTATGCTCTTTGCCTAGTTCTGATGGCAGTTATGACTTACTATACCTTTCAGTAATGAGAGATATTAATGGTACTGCTGTTAATTATTTAGAATACATAGGCGCAGACTACGATAACGAAAACACAGCACAAAACTTGTATGGTGACTATTTAGATTGCCATGGTGTAGACATAGTAGCTTCGACACCTAATAACAACTATACTGTTGGGTCACTTCATTGGCTAATTGGCGAAACTGTTACGTCAATGTTCAACGGACTTATCCTTGCAGACGAAGTAGAAGTAGCTGGAACAGCAAAAATACCTTTAGATCAGTACTTACCGGAAAGTGAAATTGTTTCAGTAGGATTTAAATTCGATTCAAAAATACAGTTACTACCAATAGAAGCAGGTGGCGATTTCGGACTATCTTCAGGAATGTTACATAGAACAGATCGCTTAACAATGCGGCTATACAATGCTTTCAAGATTGCAGTAAGCTGGAATGATGAGGATTACGAGGAAGTAGAGTTTGTTGGTAGCGAAGATTATTCAGAAGATA